ATGGATCTTTTTGTCTACTTTGCTACTCTGCTGTTTTTGACTATCGTCGCTGGCATTAAATTGATTTTTATATCGCTGGTGGTGTTTTTCAAATTTCTAATCGGTACGCCTTACGGCTGGGTATGCTTCTTTTTGTTTATTCTTTTTAGTTGCTGTAAAAAGGATACTAAATAATAGTGTAATCTGCCTTTTCTCCTTATGGTTATTAACAGGGGATCTTCTTTGAGGATTCCCGATTAAAAGCCATAAAAACACACATCCAGTACAGTGTTTTCATAGTCAGGATCTATACAACATAAAAACATAACAAGTATAGATTGAGTATTAATCCTCCCGCCCCGAAGGGGCGGTTATTTTTCTGGCTTTAAAGAATAATGTAGCATTATGTTCATTATAACCTCATCTTTGTTGTGCAAACCTAACCTAAACTTACTAGGGACTCTTCGGAGTCCCTTTTTTTATGCAACAATTCGAAGTGTAAGTTTCTTATGTTGTGTAGGTTTAGTTTCATTTCGCCACTCAGGGAATACATGATCCATCATAACCGCATTAGTCTCATCAATCAGCTTTAAGGACTTTCTCAACGCCTTATTATCAGCTTTAAGAGTTTTAATCTCTGATTCCATCGCTACCATTCTTTCTTTCATTTTGGTAATTTCTAACATCAGATTACCCAGAAATTCTTTGTTTTGATTCATCATAGATTCACCCCTCTATTAAGCTGCGTATGCGTAGGCGCTGTAGTTGGTGTCGTAGATAGCGTCATGAAGTGCCATGTGTGCTTCGCGGATCTCGTCTTCGTTTACATCAATCTCTTCTTGTTCTTCTTCGGTATCTTCCCAGCTAGTTTTGAATTTAGCCATAAAGTTATTGCGCAGTGTTTCAAAGTTGGTAACTGGTGCGGATTCTTCTTCAACTTCAACCGGAACAACTACCGGAGCAACTTCTTGTTCTACTTCTTCACCGTTACCCCAGCGATAGTTAAGGAGTTCTTCCAGTTCTTCATCAATGGATTTTTCTTCAACTGCTTCAACTTCAACCGCTGCTACTTCGAAAGTGGTTTCCTGTGCTGCCAGTTCAGCTTTCAGAGATGCGTTTTCAGCTTCCAGTTCAGCAATGCGTGCTTTCAGTGCTTCAACTTCGGAAGATTCAACCACTGCAACTTCTTCTTTAACTTCTTCAACTACTACCGGAGCAACTTCTTTCTGTGCTTCTTTTTTGCAGAAGAAGGAGGAAGTAACCTGTAATGCGTGGTTGTAGAAGGAACCGCCTTTAACGGTGTTAACAGTACCAGAAACATCCTTTACAGTGGATTCGGTAGCAACAGTACGGAAGCGTTTTGCGACTTCCTGGGTCTCTACGCCGTATTCGTTACGCTTGCTCTTGTGATGCATTACAGCACGGAAGCCGGAAGCAGTTTTAACAACAGCGAGATAGTAAGTTTCATCGGCTTTAACAGCACGAGCGAAGCAATAAACGGATTCACCTTCTACCAGTGTAGGTTTAACGTGACGTTTGTCGAAACGGTTAGTGATCTGCCATTCAGCACCGTCTTTGATGCCAGCATTCTGACGCATTTCGGTCAGAGTCTTACCGGATACTACTTCAAAGGATTTGTCTTGTTTGCTTGCTTTACCTTCCATGACGGTAATGTTCAGTTTGCCGTTGGATTTAATAAACAGGTTGAAGGTGATGCGCTTAGAATTTTTCATTTATAAATACTCCTGAATGCTGTGTTAGTTTTAATTGTTCATTTCAAGCCTCCTTTGCTGCAACAAGGGAGGCTTTTTATTTTTAAAGCCATCGTATAATTCTCAGTGAAAGTGGATTAACAAACTTGAACGTTAATCTTTATCTGAATTTCGTATTTCTTCATTAGCTTATAGAATCCGCTTCTATCAATTCCTTCCTTCTTAAAGAAATTCTCGCCGCCTCGTTCAGTATCGCCATAAAAGCGTTTAGCAATATCAACAATCATTTCACGAGTAAACTTAACAGGTCTAGCCATAAGTAGATTCCTCAAATGTGGATTAATAAGGACAATAAAAAGAGCTTTTCGCCCTCGATACTTCTATTTATAAAAGTCATTTCAGAAAACCCTGCAAAACCACTGTATATCTGATCAGTGGGAGCACGAATTGCTAAAGAGAAGATTAATAATTAATCAATTCGTACATTATTCAATCGAAAAAGCACTGTGTGTTTAACCAGTGCTGTGTGTGTTAACAGTGAATCAGGGGATTTTCAGAAGTGAACAATCATTTCATGCATGTATTTATACACGAAAAAATCTTGTTTATCATCAATATGGGGATTGTTTCGAAAATTTCAACCCCTACCAATGAGAAAAAGTATAAAATAATCCTTGACAGTTGTCAATGCACTTGACCTAAGCGAGAAATGACTATCAAAATTTTTGTGTGAAAATGGCGGATAACGATTATCAACCTTTATAACCTATTATAGCACGGCGACCTTTTGATAATTCTTTTTAAATCATACATTTACAGCGATTTTTGGTGATTTTCCGGTTAAATAATATACAAGAATTTTCTATCAAAATTTTTGATGAAAAACCTACACTACAAACCTACGCTTTAAAGGGATTGGCCTACACTACACTAGTCAGTAAACCTACACTATAACACCCTCAAACCTACACTATGAAACCTACACACCTACACTAACCCTACACTTCAATCTCATAAGCGTATGATCTTGAAAGACATTTCACCCCACAGACCATAGAATATAAAATTCGAACTAACGTTCTCCTTTTTGCTCGTTTTCTCTCACTACGTTCAAGAAAGATCTCGCAAAAAGAATACGGCGTAGCCGTGCGCGAAGCGCCCATCAACACCTTCTAAGACCTGCAAGCAGGATTCGAAAGGGATTGGATAGTTCGCTTCGCTCACGTTCACGCCTACGGCGTTCACTCGCTTTTGAAAGGATTTTCTTAGAAAGGGATTTAATACTAGTTACTAACTGATTCTAGTAAACGAACGAAGTGAGTAACAATCACTTTCTAGAAAGGTATTGGTATCCCTTCGGGATTGCAACCTTCGGTTGCTAAATTGCTTCCTGATTATTATTTCTCCAAAAGAAAGATTCTTATATTCTAAAGATACTTCTTCGTTTTGATGATGATTTAATCAAATCATGAAGGAGGGCTTTGCCCGACTGAATACAATCACCTTTCATAATAACAAGAATTTTCTCTTTATAAATAATAGTGAACTTACTTGATTCACTTTCTTTTAGAGGATACCACTATGATCAATACTAAAACTCCTTTCGTACTTCTGGGTCTGGACTCTGAAAACTATGGTAACTTCCATATGCTAGAAGTTTTCGCTCATCGTGGTTATAACATCATTCGTCATTCCGAAGACTCCAACTACTCAACTGCTTTCTACGCTTTAAAACGAAATGGTCGTCCTACTGTGATCATCGACTGTTTTACTGATGAGGGTCGTCTTCAATACAACGATATTCCAGCAATTATTGTTCGTGATGATCTGCCGTTTCAAGTCCGTTCCGGTGACATTGACCTGGGTAGCTTCTTGACTCTTCGTGAACTGGATGAAGCAATGTTTAATTACGGTAAAGAAACCGCTCAGGAAGCCCCAGAACAAGATGAGGAAGACGAAGACTACGCACCAATCGCTTTCTCTTCTCACGGTGGCTTCTACGGTTACGATGAAGGCTTAGATATGCTGTAAGTTAGGTCAACCCTTTGGCGTCTTGTCAAGGTATATTGACAAAAATTTATGACTTTTTTATGATTATCGCACTTGACAACTTTTATTATATTTGACCTAGATTTGTAAAGAGGATGTAACATGAAAGAATTTACCATCACTAAATCCCTGTATGACTGGACTGTTAAAATCTCCGGCAAAACCGTTTCTGTAACCCCTAGCCATGTAGAAAATGATTGGGGCGTATCCCGTGAAACTATCTCCCGTAGTATGCATGTTCCGTTTGATCTGATGACCTTAACTGGTATTCATGCAATGCTGGAAGTTCGCGAGCAATTCGAAGCTGGTAATCACAATGCGACTCCAGTTAACAATCACCTTCTTACTAATGAAGAACGTGAAATCATCGAAAATTGGCGTTATGAATATGCGATTCCTTATTATGAAGAAGACCAAGTAGAAATCGATTGGTAATAAATTTCTATCATAAATAAAAATGTTCCGGTGATGCTGCCGGAACTAGGAGGACCAAATCACTAAACCGTTTAAGGGGAATTTTTACTATGAATACTGTTACTACTATGAATACTGCTGTTAAAACTGCTTCCGTGTCTCTGGTTGTTGATAACACCAAACCGCTGACCATGTCTACCCGTCAGATTGCTGAATTGACCGGAAAGAATCATAAGGATGTTATGCGTGATTTTCGTCGCATGATTGATTCTCTTGAAAAAGGAAGCGAATTAGCCGGGCGCAATTTTGCGCTGGGGTATTTTGTAGAATCTTCATATTTTGATAAGAATAATCAATCTCGCCCGATGTATGAACTGGACGAAGATCTCTGTAATACTCTGGTTATGGGATACGATGCACCGCTTCGCTTCAAAATTGCTAAAGAATGGCGTTTGATGAAAGAAGGGAAAGCTAATGTTCCGGTTAATCCATATGAACACTTTGAAGAAACAGACTGGATCGAACTGGCGTTAAAGAAAACTCGCGAAAACAAACAACTGATTGAACTTCATGTTCGTAAGTCTGTAGATAGCCATTCAATGACCCGTCTGTTAGGCGCTAAAAAGGGCGCTACGAAGGTTAAAGAAGCACTGACGGCCTTACGTACTGCTGGATACATCGAGCGCGTCTATGATGAAAATAACAAGCCGTGTGGGTATGTTGCTAATGATTCTTCTCTCTCTTTCTGCCGCATGAATGCTCACTACCAACTTGAGTTTACTGTTGATGTGCTTCCGGTGCTGGTTGAATTGGGTGTTTTGGAAGAAGAACAAAAAGCAACTCTGAATCTTCCTAAGCCGAACAACACTATTCTGATTCAAAATAAAGCGGCTGAACGTCTCCGTCAGAATGTTGGATCACTGGAAGTCTTCGGACTGTAATAATTTTTAGCCTCGCCTAGTGTGGGGCTTTTTCATACCTACAGATACAAAAAAGCCACTCCGAAGAGTGGCAAAGAGAATCAAAAACCTGTTGCTTCTACGATCTGACCATCACCGATCTGAACATAGAATTTAATGTCTAACTTCTTCATATTCTTATAGAATTGGGCGATTGAGATCCCATGTTCACTAAGAATCTGTTCTTTCGCTTCCTTACCACGATCCGCTGTATAATAAGCGTAGGCAATATCAGCCATCTGTTCAGCGTTAAAACGGGCAGGACGACCGCGAGTAGCTTTAGTAGTCATAGTCATTTCTCCAAATTAAAGTGAATGTTCACCTTTATTTAGAGGACTTACATTTTATCGGAAAAAGTTCTCCATCGTCAACTGACATAAAAAACTCTGCCTTAATCCCGTACTTCTTCAACCGTGAATAGTATGTACCCCGACTTATATCAACCTTGCGCAGCACTTCGAAGAACTCTTTAGGATTCCTGTAATAATGGCTATATCGCACGTTAGCGAGTTCTACAAACAATTCCCTTGTATCACCATAGCCTTTCTTGAAAGCCACATTACGATAGCGTGTAATGGCATGATTCAATCTCTTCTGTTTAAGCACTTCTCGGATCGGCTTCCACTGCAACCGATAGATAGGACCGTCATCTACTCGATAGAATCGCTTAATGTCAAAATCAAACCACTCACGGACTCGCTGAAACTCTGTCTGTGATGTGCGATGCTTCTTAAAGAAGTTATGAATATCGGTATACCCATGATCGCGATACAACTCGATTAAAATCTGTTTAGCTTCCTCACGACTAAAGCCAGATGTTGTGTAATCAGTCTTCTTGTGATGGTGCTTAACTGGCAAACGATATTCATGATCGGTACAACAAGAAAAGGCTAATTCTAATTCATCTCTTTGTTGCTGATCAATTAGCATACAACCCCCTTAAATCTTAATACCCGTATTTATCAAAAAATCAACAACTTAATAAATACCTTCATATTTCGTAATGAGGGTAATTACATGAAACTGATTTCTAATAAGGCAAAATTAAAAAAGATTCTTAAAAATGCAGCCAAATATATTACGCCACCGCCTAAGCTCCTTCCTTCTGAATGGTGCGAAGCGAATCTAACGCTAGTCGATGGTCCTCGTGCTGGGGATAAAGTTAAATTACTGTCATTTCAGAAAGGCATGATTGATGCTCCTTTCCTTGAGAAGAAAAAGAAGTACGTTTTTTGTACGAGTGCGCAGATCGGAAAGACGACCATCATGTCAGGGATCATGTTTAACCAGATGGCAAACGATCCGTGCAATATCATTATCGGGCAAAGTACCGCTAAAGAAGTGGCTATGTACTTGAATACTAAGATCCGTCCTTCTATTGAAGCATGTCCGGCATTACAGGAAGTGGTAACAGATAAGAATGATCGTAATGCGGTAAACAACAATAACCAGATTCAGCTAAAAACAAACCATTTCCTTTACATGGTTTCTTTGACCAGTCCTTCAAGTTTGCGTGGGCGTACTGCCAAGTTAGGGATTGTAGACGAATGCGACGCAGCAACAATCACCGAAGAAGGTTGTCCGGTGGCACTAACTGCAAACCGTTTAACTACCTTTGGTGATGAAGCTCGATTGATTGTTTCTAGTACCCCAACCAATAAGCTGGGAATCATTAACCAGCAATGGTTATCAAGTGATATGCGTATGTTTTTTGTTCCGTGTCCTCATTGCGGGGAACACCAGGTGATCGAGTGGGAAAACGTTCAATTTGAATGGCGTAACATTGATGGTAAGAACTTACCCGATCCTGATACCGCTCGTTATATTTGCCCCCACTGTAAGAACGCATGGACAGAAGGGGAACGAATCAGGGCAGTAGCGCAAGGCGAGTGGAGAGCAACCCGTGAAAGTGAAGTAGCAGGATTCTGGATCAGTCGTCTGTATTCACCTTTCAGTACGATCCGCGCTTGTGTGGTTGATTTTAGTCATGCGTGGCAATCCTTTGATTTACAATCCTTTTTTAACACCGTGTTAGGCAAGGTATACGACGATCAGGACACGGCAGTAGAAGCAAATGAACTGGAACAACTCAAAACAGATGTTTCTATCGAGAATATCCCTGATGACGTGATTTTCTTGTGTGCGGGTACTGACCAGCAATTAGATCGCGCAGAAACTACGATCATGGGCGTGGCAAAGGATAAGATTTATATTCTGGATCACCGCAGCTTTTACGATCATAACTGTGAACGATATGAATCACCTGTATGGGATAGATTAATCAACTTCCATAAAACCAAATTTACTACTGTATCGGGTGATCGTGTTCCTATGCTCGCCAGCTTCCTTGATACATCGAACGGTCGATTCACTCAAGCTGGATACCGTATTTGCGGCAAGTGGAAGAACTTACACGCTATCAAAGGTAGTTCTGCTGGTAACGCTCCGATCATTCCGGTTAAACCTACCCGCACAGGTGGTCATGAATTGCTTATGTTGGGTGTTAACGTGGGTAAAACTGCATTTCGTGAAATGTTGGCTAGGAACCTGAAAGATAATCCTCATATTGCCTTAGAAATATCAGACACCGTTCCTGATGATTATCTCGATCAGCTTTTAAGTGAATCTGTCAAGCGTACTACTACTGGCGTGAGATGGGTAAAGAACCCAGGCGTTAGGAACGAGGCGCTCGACTGCGCCGTGTATGCTACAGCGGCTTCTCGCTACGTCCTTTCAAAAATGTCATGGGATAAACTCATTGCAATGAAAGACAGCTTAAACCGTGTTGTCGAAGAACCCGTAAAAGCTCCTAAATCGCAATCTAACGAGCAAATAGAAGAAACTAAGCCAATCACACGACCACAACGTCAAAACATCGTCAGACGCCCAAATAGAGGCCGTAGCTGGGTAACATCGTTCTAATAACTCGCCGTCCTTCGGGGCGGCTTACTCCTAAATATTGTTAATCCAATAACAATTAAATAAGGGGTAATTATGAGTTTAGAACTAATTCCCTTAGTAATTCGGAAAGGCGAAAAAATCACGCTGGCGAATGAAGAGGGTGTAACAATTCAGGTAGGAAATAGTAAAGGTATCATTTATCAGGTTGATGATACTCCGGCTAATCATGAGATTAAAACCTTAGATTTTGCCGAAGGTAAATATACCATCGTAATAACTTTGGATGATGAACTGGTATCAATGCAGGAATTAACTGTTTTGCCAGTATTCGCCAAACAATCCAAAAAAGAATATCTGCGGGAAACTATCGCCATTTTGGAACAAGTCATCTTTTCTCGTTTATCTGGGGACGAAGCCGCATTATCTCAAATGACCGTGAAAGGGAATACTTTCGCCTATGAGTCATTGGCTGTTCTCCAGACTCTAAAAGTCGATTATGAACGTCAGTTATCAAAATTAATTCAAGCCGAACGACGTAAACAGGGAATTAGCCCGATTAAAAATATCAAATTACGTCTTACGCGATAAGGGGTAAATCATGTTTAATCTTTTTCGACGCAATAAGGCGGTAGAAACTCCAGTTAAAACTAATCACCGCCAGCAACAACAAAAAATCTTTATCGACAAATCTATAGAAAAATACCAGAAATCTCTGGCGACTCGTAGTTTAGGACTGGTTGGTGATCGCATTGATGGATCGCTTCAACAAGATACCATTACAGGAACCTTCAATAAGGCTCTCAAATCGAATGGTAAGCGCCTTTATGATCAGGGTCGTACTCTGGCCTTAAACACTTCCGTAGGCAGTCGCTACACGCAATACATCACCGATATGGTGGTCGGCACTGGCCTAGATCCGAAGCCATCAATCGTTAAATCAAATGGCAAACTTGATACCGCACTGAATAAGCAGATCGAGAATGCTTTCTGGAAGTGGGCGCAGAATGCTAAACGCTTCTCCCGCAATGGTCGTTTTAACTTCCGTGAACTGCTGGTGATGGCTGAACGTGAGCGCGTTATGGGTGGTGAGTGCTTCATCGTTTTAACCAAAGAAAACAATGAGTTAAATGTTTCCATCCTGTCTGCTGATAAGTGCGACTGGTCGCTAAACCGTGAAGTAAGCAAAGAACGTGCGATATATCAAGGTGTGGAGTATGACGTGGAAACAATGAAGCCCGTAGCATACTGGTTTCGTAAAATCAACCTACTGACTCAAACCTACACAGGTGATAACTATCGCGTAGATGCTTCTCAAGTGTGTCATTACTATCAGCCCTTGTGCGCCGAAAGTTTGCGCGGCGTGACCGACTTCCTGCCAGTGATTAAGGATATCGCACATCAAGACGCATTCCGCGAAGCGGTCCTGATCCAGAAACGAATTTCAGCTAGTAGCATGGCGTTCATCGAGCGTCCGAAAGATTCTGGTGACGATTTTGATACTGGTGAAGATGATGAACAATATCAAGCGCCGGAAGTTATTCACGATTTCGCGCCGGGTACTATTCAGGAATTGCCGGAAGGGGCAACGATCAAGAGTATTCAATCCACGCAAAGCGGCGATGATTTCAATTCATTTAACGCTGGTATGTTCACTAGCATAGCAATGGGTCTTGGCGTGTTCAATCAGGGCTTAACTGGCGATACTAGCCAAATAAATTACAGCGCTGCACGCTACGGCGAATTACTTCAAAGAACGCGCGTTAAAGCACTGCAAAACAAATTAATTGAAACAGTGGTATTGCCAATTTTCGAAGCATATCTACGCCATTATTCCGCGCGTGGTATTGTTCCGATTCGTATTACTGCAATTCCGCATATTATCGATAACACTACTATTATTCGTCCGCGTTTTGAATCCGTCGATCCAATTAAAGACGTAAACGCCGAGATTGCTTTAATTGATAAAGGACTTAAATCACGTACTGCCGTTATTTTGGAACGTGGTGATGATCCTGAAAAAGTATTCTCAGAGATTCAAGCCGAAAAGAGCGCACTAAATATTATCGTTAATGGTGAGAGCAAGGATAACCCTTCTCAAACCGATCCCTAATAACCAACGGGGGCGCAATGCCCCCAATTAATTAAAGGTGATTAAATGCTTAAATTTCGCCGCGAACTTAACGGTTACGGTGGAGTTATTAACGAAGGGCATAACGATCAATACGAATTTGAAATTGCTTTCTCCAGTGAACAGCCTTATCAGCGCCAATTCTGGGATGAGCAAAATCAAGAAATGGTGGTATTAGATGAAATTCTGATACATACACCGGAAGCGGTTGATCTGTCTCGTCTGAATAATAACGCTCCGTTGCTGTTTAATCATAATTTCGATAATCATTTAGGTGTCGTTTGTAACGCTCGAATCGATGCGGATAAAGTAGGCCGTGCGACCGTTAGATTCTCTAAGCATGGCACTTTGGCTAATGATATTCGTAATAAGGTCATTGAAGGTACGATGGAAAAAATTTCTGTCGGCTATGACATTAAAGAATATCACATCGATTATGCCAAAGGACAATTGATTGTTACTAAGTTTGTTCCTTTCGAATTAAGTTTTGTTACGGTCCCGGCGGACGATTCGGTCGGTTTAAATCGCTCTCTAAATACTATCACAGTTAATTTGGAGGCTAAACGCGATATGACTAAAGAACAAATTGAAGAAATCAAAGAAGAACAAGAATCCGCTCAGGTTGAAGAAACTCCGGTAGAAGAAAATAAAGAATCGGAAGTAGAAGAAACTCAAGAGCGCCAAGTTGAAGAGAATAAAGAAGATGAAAATCTCGAAGACGGAAAAGACGCTGAACATCCTGAAAGTGTTGATGATGATAGTTCAACTGTTCGGGAAACAGAAGAAGTAAAAGAAGAACGTGAAGCTGCTCCGGTTGAAGAAGAAAAAATCGAAGAAGTGGCTGAACGTTCCGAAGAAGACGAAGAAGAAATCCGAGCAATCGCTCGTGAGTTAAATATTAACGACGAAGAATTAGAACGCGCATTGGCAATTAAAGATATGACGCCGGAAGCATTCCGCACTAAGGCACTAAATAACATTACCAATGCTCAACGTAATAACGAACAACAAATTAAGGACTCTAAAATGGAAAAAACTTTTGACCTGAACAACGTAATTCGCTCTCTGGTAGATGGTGAAGCTCTGGGTGCTCACGAAGCCGAGTTTTCTGCAATGGCTGCTACTGCAACTATGCAGCGTGGTCGTGCTGCTCGCGGTGGCTCTGTATTCGTTCCGACTGCTGCTATGCGTGCTGCTGCTGATGGTAACACCAAAGCTACTCTGACCGCTGTAACCGACGAAAAACTGCTGAATGATTCCTATGTAGCGATGCTGTTGCCGGAATCCGTTCTGGGTCGTCTTGGTGTGAAAGTCCTGTCTGGTCTGACTTCACCGACCGCTATTCCTAAAATGACCGCTTCCAGCGTTGAATCTTTCGGCTTCGTTGATGAAAACGGTGCTGCGCCGGAAGGTAAAGCTGAATTTGCAAACGTGAAAATGGCTCCTAAGACGTTTGCTGGTGGGAATCCGATCAGCAGAGCTAGCCTCAAGACCGTACCCGGCATCGCTACCCTGATCACTGATCACATTAACCAGGCTGTTCGCATCAAACTGGAACAACTGATTCTGTCCGACAAAGAAAATGCTCGTGGTCCGGCTGGTGTGATTAAACAACTGGTAGATGCTGGTCGCGTAGAGAAGAAAGCTGCTTTCTCTTATAAAGACTTCCTCAAGGAGATTGCAAAGCTCACGGACGCTGGCGTTCCTGCTCAGGCGATCAAGTTTGCGATGAGCGGTGCAACTGCTGCTGAACTGGAATCTACCCTGAAAGATAACGGCGTTTCCGGTTATATCATCGAAAACGGTAAACTGGCTGGTTACGACGTAGTTACTTCTGGTGTTATTCCGGTAGACCACATCGTTCTGGGATCGTTCGACGCTATTACCATCGGTGAATGGGGTGGTCTGGAACTTGACATTGATGACACTACCTACCGCGCACAGTCTGCTATCGTTCCGCGTATCTGGGTAGATCTGGATTACGTTGTAACCCAGCCGGAAGCGCTGAAAGTTCTTCACATCTCCGCTGAATGAACTCCTGTAGAACCATCTGAACCTTCCCCCGATTTGGGGGAAGAAAATCTGATTCCTGAACCGGAAGAAGAATCCCAGACGGTTAAGGCGAAAGCCACAGCTAAAAAACAGCGTAAAACTAAAGAATAATAATTAGCCCTGCCTAACGGTGGGGCTTTTTTGTATGTAAATACTCCATAAAGGGGGTAACTATGTTCAAATTATCAGAATCACAATTATCAAGAATGTTTAAAAGTGCTCCTGTATTTTCGGTGGAAGGTGGTAAATCAATTCGTGCTTACCATGAAATTACTACTACCGACGAACAAGGGGTAATTACAGAATCAGAATTTCTATTTTGTCGTGAGGGAGACTTAAATCAGGGTGATGTTGTCATTGTAGACGGTGAACGCTTCAAAGTTCAATACGTTAAGCGCAATGGTGATAATACTTCTGATTGCTTTATTGCTCGTGCAGGGGGTACACATGCTCGCTACCGTTAATAATATGCCTAGACTGAAAATCAAACGCGCCTTGCAGGATATTATCGAACAAGATTTAGGTCTGGCTTTAAACGTAGAACAAACTCAGCAAGGCTTTAGTGATGACGTGGTTTGTTGGATTACCGGAATGAATGAGACTTACAATAGGGTCCGTGGTGGTAATGCAATGCAAGCTGAATGCGTTATCGAAATGCAATTATATTCTCAGATTCATGAAACAAAAATTCATGAGGGTATTTGCCAGATAATCCAGATTCAGCCGGATAACCCACGTTTTAAAGATTTGGGCTTCTCTATTTCAGATATCACTCCAGTAGCTTCTAATACCGATTATGACGATGATTCTAGTGATGGGGGTATCGTTGGGACACTTAGCCTTAAATTTTCTTATGTAGCGCGTTTTTAAGGGGTAATAATGAATATTACACAAGATAACTTAGACATTTTCACGGGGTCGCATGTTGAAGTCTCCGTGTCTACTATGGTGGATAACCAGCCGGACTTTTTCGATCCTGCATTTAGTCCTATCGAGAACGTCGCAGCATTCCCTACGCTAACCGAATCCACAGAGATCCAGACGTTAGAAGAGTATGATCAGGACGCTACGGGTAAACTTGCTGGCTATCGTAAACTTGAATCAACTACGTTAGTAGTAAACCGTGTTCTGGATGACGAACATCAAGACATGTTGATGAAAGCGGTGAATGATAAAACTCCTTTACGCTTTCGTATGTTCTATGTTGTGAACTCTGGCTATAGTGCTGCTAACACAGGTTACTACGTCATTTTTGACGCTTATGTCTCGTCACATAAAACAAAATCCGGTGATAACAAAGTTACTACAATCGAGTTTAAATTAGAACCTGATGGCGGGATTCTAGATCGCGGTATTGCTACCGAAGGCCGGATCTTACGTCAAGGTGATTTTGGTTTGGGTGCTGGTGTAAATCCATTCACGGGTCCGATTGATAGCGAAGCATTAGCCGGAAACCGTTTCGTAACTTATCAGGGATCGAGCGCATCTAACCCATTTAGTGCTGATACTTCACTAATTCACGTTCAACCTAATGAAGATGGTGGATGGCAATTAACTTGCACCGCTTCCGGCGCACCACGTTTACGAGTTCGCACAGTCCAGAAAGACGGTAATTCTGGATGGGTGAAAGTGTATTCCACGGAAGAAAAACCGACACCAGCCGAGATTGAAGCCGTTTCTATCCATGACCGGATCGATTTCGGGGAATACTGATTGCTTCTCTAAATAAAACATGACGCGGGGAGGTTAACGCCTCCCTTATTCCTGTTTTATGTGAGGTGATTAGATGCAATCAATCCAATTTAAACGAACTAATGTTTCTGGCAAAAAACCAACGCCGGAACAATTACAGGTCGGTGAGGTAGCAATCAACCTTAAAGACCATGTTATTTTTACCAAAGACCGAGATCATGAAGTAGTTCAAATCTCTGTTTCTCCTGAAACTCACGCGGCACTAGAATCTAAAGTTGATGCTAATAAAAAAGAACTGGATAGCACAATTGTAGTAAATGACCGCAATATTCACGCTAAAGTAGATGAAATTAAACAAACTACTGATTCTACTATCGCAGCAAATCACGCAGAAATTAACAATAAAGTTGATGTAATTAAACGCGAAACCGACGCGACAATCGATGCCAATAAAAATAAAGCTGCTTCCGACCTTGCTGGTGTTAAAGCTGAATTGTCGGATACTATCAATGCTAATAAAAATGCGGCTGCTGTAGCAACACAGGAACTGGACACCCGCATCAATAAAAAAGTTGATGATATTAAATCCCGTACTGATGCAACCATCGCAAGCAATCACAAAGCAATTAATGACAAGGTTGATTTGATTAAGGCAGAAACTGACCGCACTATCGCAGCAAATAAAACCTATGCGGGAAATCAGTTAACCGACACTTACAATCATCTTGCTGGTGTGATTGCAGCCAATAAGCAGGAGGCAGCGGATAACGTCGCAGCATTAACCCGTGATGTTGAGGCCAAAAATACAGCAATTCATAGCAAAGTTGACAATAACAAGTCTTACACTGATTCCGAACTGGCACGCTTAGAAAGCCGTATTGATGCAGCCGATGGATCTGCTGATGGCAAGTACATCAAAAAGCACGTAAACACTTACACTGATGGCTATTTGCTGTCTAAGACCGCAAACTATTTTGATGATCCAAGTGCGCGTAACCTTGATTATTTTGGTGCATTCCGTACTAATGATATGGATGGTCATTTGGCATTAGCTTTGCATGTGCCACATCCTAGCGGTCTAAATCATTCTCGCGGTTTTGATTTTACATATGGTTCTAACGTTGTTCCGACTGTAAAAACATACGGCTACGATGAATTGGGTAACTTGTCATATTCTCACCGCATGTATCACGAAGGTGATAAACCTACTCCGGCTGAAATTGGCGCATATTCGAAAGCAGAAATTGACCGACTGTTCCAGAAGACGCTTAATTTTGGGATCGAGGGCGGTTGGTTTAAACTCGGTAGTTTAACACTGCCACAGCAACACGGTCGTAGTGCTAAGATCCGCTTAGTTGGTGGCAACGGTTATAACGTCGGACAGAATGGACAAGCCAATATTATCGAACTGGTGATTCGATGCGGCAACAATAGCCCGAAAGGTGTTGTATTCAATGCTTATTATAGCATCTGGTATCACGAACAACATTTTTGTGCAATTCCTACCGATGGTGATAATTACGATCTTTACGCTTACTACGGTGCACATACAGGATTTGTTTTAGCAGAATATCAAGTTTCTTCCGGTGGTGTTTCTTTAAACCTGTTGGATACTCCTGAATATCTGGGTGGTGAAAAACCTGTTGCAGATGAAATTTTTGATGCTCTTAACATTTCATCGTTCAATAACTTTAGCAACCGTGGGACGTTAAATTTTGCTGGCAATCATCAAGGCCAATATGATATTGAGCATTTAAACGAACAACCGACAAATGCTAAAAAGATGTTGCGTCGCTTCCGTAGTTGTGCACCAGCTACAATCTGGCATGAGACAGTTGATGATAACGCATATCGTCTTGCTACTGGATACGAAGATACAAACCAGGAATTATTGCTGACAGTAACATCCGGGTTACATGTCAAGAAATTAACATTGGATGGTGGTGTTGGTGGAAATTCTGGTATTGATATTCGTCGAGGACCAAACGAATCAAGCCATTTTAATTTCATGGATTATCGCACTGGACAAGATGTTCGTAATGGTTGGTTTGGTTTTGGTGATGGAACAACCAAAGATTTTATTTGGTGGAACGACAACGGTCAAAACTCGATAAACTTGATCGAAAACGGTGAATTGCATATTACTGGCGGTAAAGGCCAGAAAATCGTAATGAATAGCGAAGTTGCATTATCTGAAAATGCTCGTTTGGCTGTTAAAGGTGGCAATTATGGCTTAATTTTTAGAAATGATGGTGTTGGTTTCCATATTCTTACCACAGATCTCGGTGATTCCTTTGGACCGTGGAATAGTCGTAGACCATTCAGTTATGATTTCGCCGAAGGTGGATTAGATTTAGGTGGCACTGAAACTGCTCGTTGTTTGCATTTGGGAATTGATGGTAGTACCCGTCTTGAAGACAACCTTTTCTTTAAAGCTGGTTCTCGTCAATCTATGGACTATATGGAACTTGTCCATTGGGGGGCAAGCAATACAGGTCGAAATAACGTTTTAAGTCTTCGTGACTCAAAAGGATTTTTAGCTGAATTTGAACGATTAGGCGATAATACCATTAAAAACTCCTTCTTTGGTAAACTGAAAGTTAATCGCGGATCTGATGCAATCATCATGAATGCCGAAAGTGGCGATTCGTCTATATATTTGCTGGGTACTTGTGCCGATAATAACAACTGGTATATCGGTAAAGGTGGTGCTGATAATGGATTAGCGTTCTATAGTTATGCTACTAATGCTGCTGTAAACATTACAAACGCGGGGGATATCGCGCTAAGTCCAAAAGGCGTCGAAATGACCCATGTCAATAACGTTCGATTCTATGTTCATGGTGAACGTTGGACTGCTAGCCAATCTGGAGGTTGGGGTGATCAATGGGGCTTAGAAGCGCCAATATTCGTCGATCATGGCTATGTTGGACCAGATAGCTATTATCCAATTATTAAAGGAAGAAGTTTAATCACCAATCAAGGGTATACAACTGCCGTCGATTTTGGTATGCGTCGTGTTCCTCAAAATTGGGGGCAAGCAATTATTCGTGTTGGGTCTGCGGAGGCATCGCCAGCGGCTGGTCATCCTCAAGCTGTATTCGAGTTCCATCATGATGGTACTTTCTATTCTCCTGGTAATGGTAACTTTAACGATGTTTATATTCGTTCCGATGGTCGTCTGAAAATTAATGTTGAAGATTACGAAGAAAATGCGGTGGATAAGGTAAATAAACTCAAAGTTAAAACCTACGATAAAGTTAAATCTCTTAATGACCGAGAAGTTATAGGTCATGAGATTGGTATTATCGCACAGGATTTACAAGAGGTATTACCGGAAGCTGTTAAAACCGCAAAAATTGGTGGTCTTGATAACCCAGAAGAAATTTTAACAATTTCAAACTCCGCAGTGAACGCGCTTTTAATTAAAGCGGTCCAAGAAATGAGCGAAGAAAATAAACTTCTTCGTGAACGTCTTGCTGCAATTGAAGCTAAATTAGGGTAATTGGAAAGCGGGGAGAAATCTCCGCTAAGGATTCTTATATGGGATATTGGGTAAGTAGTGAAATTAATACTAAAATCGATGCTTTAAAATGGCATGTATTTGATATTCCTAACGGCTATGGTACTGCTCGCGCTGGTGTCGCTGTCATGCGTCATAATGCTGGCGGTGGATGGGCTGATGGTGTGATTAACGTAGATGGTTTGACCGTTGCTCGTCGTCGTGGTGGGAATAATTGGGGATCTACTATAAATGCCTTTGTTCCTGCTGGCTGTACTGTCACCTGTGGACACGGCGGTGATGGTGGTATTGAATATTTTAAATTCATGGAGTTTTAATTATGGCTGGATGGATAAATCAAAGAATGTCTAATGCTATTAGTATTTGGGCTAATGGTGGATATTTTGATATCCCAAACGGTTGGGTTACTGACTCATGCGGAATTGTCTTTGCTCATATGGAAGCCATTAACGGTGCTGGTGATCTTGATTCTGAATTGGCTGTAAATGGATTGATTGAATCAGGCCATCATGCTGGTGATGCTGGGAGTTGGGGTGCTAGTTCTTTAGTTGGCGCTGGTGCTACCGTTAGCTTTACATTGGGTAAAGGTAGTTTGCATTATTTCAAATTCAGGAGAATGCACTAATGGCATTTTGGGTAGATGGCGCTTTGGGGAATAGGGCGGGTAAAGCAAATCAAGGATGGTTTGATATTCCTAACGGTTGGACAGCCGACGCTTTCGGGACTATTTCATTCTGTGCTCATTCTTCCGGTGGTGGCGGTGGTGACTCTGAATTGTTTATTCATGGTTTTTGTGTTTCTGGAAGCCATAAGGGTCATGATTGGGGACAGATTCATTCTTGTATTGCACCGCAAGGGGCAGTAATTACAGTTAGCACAAATCGAGGGATCGCTCATCTTCGTTATAGACGTTTGAGCAACCGCTAAATAAATAGAATTACGGGTATGTGCCCTATTGTTTAAAATAGAAGGAAAAGAATAATGACTACTAAATTTGATATTTTTTCTGGTGGCCTCGTTGGTCTGTTTCTGCAAGAAGACGTAAGCAATAAAGACCTTGATGCTGAAACCTATCTGGAAATTCCAGAATGTGCGGCTTTCCCGGAAACTGGTGTAGAACGTTCTACTGTCGATGTTCCTAACTTCGGTGGTCCGTATAACCGTAAGCTGGTTGGTCGTATGTCTGTACCGGATATCGAACTTTCGATCAACTACATGCCGGGTAACGAAGTACACGAAAAACTGATTAAAGCAACCGAAGACGGTAAGCGCGTACAGCTTAAAATTGCTTACTACATCGACGCTACGAAAAAATCTGGTGTACATATCGCTTATAACGGCTTCCTGTCTAAAACTACCATGACTGGTGGTGAGGATGCTGTAGTAGGCCGTACCTTCACCTTTGTAGTAGATGGTGCTCCGGTTAAACAAGCTGTTTTCCAGAAAGTCTAATATTCTCTAGCCATCCTTCGGGGTGGCTTTTTTGTTTCCAATTCTAAATAAACATATCTAATTAACTTAAGAGGAAACAAGAATGAATATTAATGAAATGTTAGCCGCACTCTCTCCGAAACGCGAATCTGTAACCATCGGTGGATTTACGTTCTATGCTCGCCCTATGTCAGTAAAAGAATTTAATGAACATGTTTTCAATACCGATAAAGAAGACCGTGATGAACGTTCGATTCTTCGTTGTATTGAAGATGAAGATGGTAAGCCAGTATTTGAATCTATTGAACAAGTTAAGGCACTGTATACTAACGTCCGAAGTGAATTAATCGGTTTGGTTGCTCAAGCGTCATTGATGCAAGATGCGGCGGTAATTGAAAACGAGGTAAAGTAAACCCGCTTCTGAATTTCTATTTCCGGCAAATGATGAGATCGGGGCTTAGTAAAGATGAAATGGATAATATGCCAATCACTCTGTTTTGGAAGTTATACATTTTCGACACCTACTTAGAACCACAAAGCCCCGCGTTTCATGATATGCAGAATGCGATGTTGCAATATTCCATGTATATGACGTCGCAAGGAATGACACGCGAAACTGCACGCAAACTCAAGCCTAGCCAATTCCAATTAATTAGAGAAGAAAAACTCTTTAAAACTAAAGAAGAACTGGAAGAAATTGCACGCAAGAAAGAAGAAGAACGTAAAGCGGCAATGCTGAACATGTTTGATCCATCTTTGCTTGAGAAACTCAGAAGCGGTTAAAGGGGTAATTTATGACAAAACATATAGTAACAATAGAAGGGGATAATAAAGGTCTAAGGAGAAGTACCAATGAAGCCGCTAACCTTCTAGATAGTTTGTCTGAAAAGGCAAGTAATATCGATTTTGGCGGTGGTTTGTCTGGTTTGACTGGATCTCTTCGTGGGATCGCTGGCTCTGCTGGTTTGGCTGCTGGTGGTATCGGCTTAGTTGCGACCGCAGTTTTTGCAGCCGCTAAAGCTGGCGCGGAATACGTTAAACAGTATTCAGAAGTATCTAAGGCGACCGGACTATCGATTGAATCCCTTCAAAGACTGGAAAAGGAATTTTCTGGCACTGGCTTAACAGTTGAAAAATTTGGTGATATCAACAAAGACACCTTAGACAAGATGGGTGATGCATGGGCTAACGGTGGTGGTATTGCCGATGATTTAGAATCGGTTGGCCTTAAGTTAGAAAACTATGCTCACTTCATGACCGATCCGCAAGGTGGTATGAAAGCGGCGATCCAAGTGTTCTATGACATGAAGAAAGCCGGAAAATCAATGGCTGAAATCAAGTTCATGATGGAATCTTTAGCCAGTGATTCAAGCCATATGACCAGCCAGCTTGAGAAATATAATAGTGCTCAAGAGGCGATGATCGCTATTCAGAATCAATCTGTTAACGTCACCGAAGAAAACGCTAAAAAATATGATAAATTTTCTCAAAATATCAATAAGCTGGAAAATAACCTGAAAGGTGTCGGCATGACCATTACTGGTCCTTTGGTTGATAGCTTAAACTGGTTATTTGAATGGTTTAATATTGATTGGGAAAAGAGTTCTCTATTCAGGGCATTAGACCGACTGAATAAAGAAGGCAAGACCGCAACTGGCGGTATTCTTAACGCCAACCATAAAGACGCTCAAAAGATTATTGACAAGTACAATAAAGAAAAGCGTTGGAATAATCTGGCAGATTGGGAAAAGGCCGCGATCCGTGGTGCTGGTGTTGATCCTCGTACTGCTGGCTTTGATGTTGAAGGATTTAAGAAACGTTTTGGTGATTCTTATAAGAAAAATGGCTCTCTGATTGTTGTCGATAACGGGGAACATCTAACCCGCAAGGCAGATCCTAACCGTGATTTGACTATCCCGACTACACCAACTCGACCAGCTTCATTGGGTAAGTCTGGCAACGAGAAGAAAGCCGAGGAAGAAGCCAAAAAGAAAGCGGAAGAGGCAGCTAAAAAGGCTAAGGAAGCCGCAGAAAAAGCACAGAAAGCACGCGAGGATGCAATCAAGCGACTGAATGCACTTGATGTTAAATTGCAAGGGCAAGTTGCAGCGTCTATCACTTCTCAAAATAGCCAGTTGCAAAACAGCTTAAAAGATGTGAACGACGCGTTAGCTCTGGGCTTAATCTCTCAGGAAGACGCAGCCGCGAAACGCCAGGCGCTAATCGATCAGAATACTGAAAACGTTTATAAAATGATGTTGGGTGCTGATCCGATTGATGCTCTGAATGCTTTAACACAATTGCAACAAATCAGGGACAACGAGCTAGAAAGCCATAAACGGTTACTTGATGGTAAAGCTATCTCCTACGAAGAATATATGCGTCGTGTGAACGATACCGAGCAAAACTATTCTCAGATTGAAAATTCTTTACAGGGAATGGATGGTTATAAAACCAATCAATTAACTAGTGGTTATGATTATCAAGACTCAAATAATCCGTTTGCTAAATTTAATGCAATCGATAAAGAGAAATCGGAAGCGGAACAAGATTATAAGACCGATAAACTCAAGATTGATGGGATCACCGATCCGGCTAAACGGATGGAAGAATTAGAAAAACTCAATGAAAACCATCAAAAACGAATGGCTGCAATTGAGAAGAAATATGCTGATGCTCGCCAGTCAATAGCTGATGATATGTACGGCGGTTTTGCTGCTGCAATGACTCTCTTCGGGCAGGAAAACACTAAAGCTATGCAGATGGCTTTCAATGCTCATAAAGCATTCTCTATCGGACAAGCGACGGTGAACATGTGGACGGCTGCTACCGATGCATGGAACGATCCGACCAACGTAACCACAGGTCAAAAAATCGCTGCTGCTGCATTGGCTGTTTCTCAGAACATGGGGAACATCGCAAACATCAAGTCTACTAACGTTAGCGGTATGGCTCATGATGGTATCGATAATATCCCTCGTGAGGGTACATGGTTGCTTGATAAGGGTGAACGAGTAGTTGATCAGCGTACTAACGGTGATTTGAAAGACTTCCTTGCGGCTCAAAAATCAGGCGGTGGTAACTCTCAGCCGATTGAAGTTAATGCGCCTTTGAACATTAACGGCAACGTTAATAGCTCAGACAAGATGGTCATGGATGCTATCAAACGTCACGCTAAGTTTGTTGCTCAGGCGATAGAAGACGTTCAGCGTCGTAAGATGTAATTAAAAGCCCCCATAGTGATAAATAATCATAAAACTATGGGGGCTTTTCTATGTTCAAATCCAAAAATATTAAAATCACAGATTTTACTCTTAAATCAAAACAGCCTTTCTTCAAGGCGCAATCTATCTCCGGTAAGTTCCAGCGTCGCTTTACTGGCATCCATTTTTATGAAGCAGAATTTACAGCTAATTTCATGGCTCAGGATATTAACGAAGTAAAAGAATTTGTAGCACGTCACCTTTTTGGTCGTCCTTTCAATGTGCCACTGTCTTACTTTTCAAAATATACAGGTGATGTACGCCAGATGGTAACGGCTGCTGCTGGTACTGCTCGCGGTGGGCGTAAGGTAAGACTCTCCAACTTCACCGGAACACTGAAAGCGGGAACTATCATCCAGTTTGAGAACCACAAGAAAATCTACACGATCACCGAAGACGTGAAATCAGGTGGCGAAATGAAACTCTTCCCTAACTTGCGTCAGAACGTCCTGGCGGGTGAGGTGATCAAGTATCAGAACGTAGAAGGTGAATTTGTTCTCAAAACTGAAAACATCGATTGGAAGATCGCCCAGATCGGCAAGATGAAATTTGAATTAGTGGAGAATGTATAATGGCAACTATTCAGGAATCATTCAGCAAACTATGCACTAATCTGGACTTCATCGAGGTATACAACGACCAGACAGGTCAGAATGTGTCTAGATTGACTCTACCGCAGCTTTTCTCCACTGGATCGATGTTTCACATTATCGAAGTAGTAACCGCGTCAGGGGACGTTCTACGGCTTACAGATGGGTATTTCGATTTGGACTATAACGGATTTACGTATCTTGCAACGGGTGATTTTCTTCAAATCTCATCGAATACCGAAGAGAAGGAGATCAACAACAACGGGATTAACGTAACCGTTTCTAACGTTCGCGAAGAATACATTACCCTGATTCGTAATAAGCAATTCGATAAATCAGATGTGAAAATCGAAATGGTGTTCCTGAACCCTAACACGGGCAAGGTTGAAACCACTTACCCTGTTTTCCGTGGGGTAGTCGATTCCATCGGGATTAACATCGAACATGAAGATGATGAGTGTAAAAACGAATCAGAATTTCAGCTTAATAGTATCTGGGAAGTTCTAGATAAAAACGCTCGTAGTCATGCCTCCGATGGTATCCACCGATCTTATGCCGGAAACGAGAACGATCTATTCTTCTCTCGTGCCGGGAAGTGGAATAGCGAAAGCCGCTGGCACTCGTCTAAAAAGTAATACTGAAACTAAATGGCACACTAAAGCCCTCAATAAATATAGGAGAGATTCTTTATTTTTGAGGGCTTTCCTATATGCAAAAATTCCATTACGTTTATCACACCACTATTAAATCTAATCGCTCTGGTAAAATCTATCATTACGTCGGAAAAAGAACAACTACAAATCTAGATGATGGATATGTGGGGTCGGGTAAAGTTATTAAAATGATGAAGCGTAAAAATAAAGAATCAGAAACCCCGATATATGAATTTGAAGTTGTTCGCTCAAAATTGTTTGATACTGCCGAGGAAGCGTTTGAATGTGAAATTCTGTTAGTGGAGGCAGCACGCGAAAAATGGGGGCGTGGTGTATGTCTTAATATTGCTCCTGGTGGTGTCGGTGGTTTTGATGGTGGTGAAAATCATCCTTTTTACGGAAGAAAACATACACCGGAATCTAGAGCTAAAATGTCGGCATCTCGAATGGGTGAAAAGAACCATCGCTATGGTAAACCTAGTGCAATGAAAGGGAAGAAAATAACCAACCCAGAAATATTAGCTAAATTATCCGCTGCTTCTCGTGGAGAAAATAACCCCCGTTATGGTAAACCTGTATCAGAAGAAACACGCGAAAAGATTAGAAAAGCACATCTAGGGCGTAAGCGACCAGAAAGCTCTACCAAGAAATATACACATTCTATACGCATTGCTAAAGGTCAAGGCTGTTGGCAGCATTACGATGAAATCCGTCGTGTGTGGATTGAAAACGGCAAACCTGGCGCAGTTAAATTGAGCCAAATCATGGTTAGCTTAGGCCATCCAAAATACAACCTTCGTAGAATGTACGAAGACTTCAAGAAATAATCCCTTCTCCCTAAGCCTAGTAAATAACAGCATGGAGGTATTCAACATGCTAAAAACTAGGCTTATCACCGATTACATCAATTCTTTAATAGGTCAGGAGTTCGTTCAAGGCGAGAATGATTGCAATCTAATTGCATGTAAGATCATCGATATTCTCGCTGGTACTGACCTATATAATTCTCTTTATAAAAAATATTCAACTAAAGAAGAAGGCTTGAAAATCTGCAAAGAATTAAGCGGGTATTCAAATATCCTTCAACCAATTAAGAAACATTTCAAATTAGTCACTGATGATTTACAGGACGGCGACTTACTGGTCACAGCCCACAAATTAGGAAACCGCAAATATTATTCCGTAGTTCCTCATTATTCCGGTTATGGCCTCGTTGAAGAAGATGGTATCTGGATGACCATTCCTGTTTCAGACATTGACTATGAACAAGTTTATAGATTCGGGGGTGAATAATGGGATTTGAAGTATTGGTAGGCGCGGTGATCGCTGGTGCTTCGGCGGGGATGGCGGCAGCCGCAACATTTTCTGTTATGACCGCAGTCGCTATCGGTATGGCTGCTGGTGCAATGACCTTGATCGCTTCCACTGTAGGCGCACCAAAAACACCGAAAGTACAAAGCCCAGATAATGCGGTGACACTAGGAACATCAAACGATCCTAAGACAGTATTACCCGTTCTTTTCGGTACTACCCGCACGGGTGCAATCTGCGTTTACAAAGCAATTTCACAGCGTGAAAATAACAAACTGGTACAAATTTTTGCTATTGCCGAAGGTGAGATCGATCACTTTAAAGCACTGCACATCGATAATAAAAACGTTCTCATTAGCCAGAATATGACAATTCGTGATGGCATTCTCGATAAAGGAAACATTAAAGACGAGTATCGCAAAGTTTTAGAAGTCGAGTTTCGCACTGGTAAAAATCCTAACACCGCATTGGATTTAGCTAAACATCATTTGGGCGCTGATTGGGATGATCGGTATCAGGGTAACGGCATTGCAACCATGTGTATTGTGTTACGTCGTGACGATAAATCTTTGGCTGCTGGTGTTGATATTCTCCAGCCAAATAGCCAAGTGGCAGTAGATGTTATGGGCTTAAAAATCCGTAACCTCGAAACCAATGCTATTGAGGCTAGCACTAACGGCGTGGATCAGATTTTCCACTACCTAACAAATGAAAAATATGGCTTATCCGTACCAATTGAAAACATTAACGTTGATTCATTCCTGAAAGTACGTAAACAAGTACGACAGATGGACCTACATTCAAACGGTGCATGTGATCCGAACGCCAGCTTTAAAGAGAACTTGACCAGTCTTATGCAGACTTTCGGCGGGGTAATGTTCGAATCCTTTGGACGTATTACTCTGAAACTGGATGCTCCTGATATTGTTAAGCATACCTTCAATGAAGACAATATCATGATGGGTAAGGTATCACTGAAAACAGGTGGCACTAACGGTTATTTCAATACCATTAACGCGATGTATCAAGAACCATCAATCGACTATTCAGAGCAAATGCTACGTTATCCGGCTGATGCTGAAAACGATGCTACTATTCGTCAAGATGGTCGAATTATCGCTAAAGATATTGAATATCGTTTTGTTAAGTCTAAAGCCCAGATTGATAAACTCGCGAGTATTGAACGAAATAAATCTCGTATCACTCAGGTTATCAGCTTTATGACTACTGACGCATTCACTGCCGAAGTTTGGGATGTTATTAGCGTAACCTATGATGAATTAAAACTGAATAATTCACTTTGGCGTATTACTGCAATTGATCGTTCTATTGATTCTGGTATTGCTGGGATGATGACGATCACCGCCACAGAATATAATTCTCAGGTTTATACTGACCTGAACTATGCGGCGACTCCAGACAATAGACCTACTGGTTTACCGGATTCAATGACAGTACAGAAACCGACTAATTTCAGAATTAAGGCAACTGGTGAGACAATCCACGGTAAAAACGTAACTTTGACATGGGATGCACCGGAAGATTTCAACCGCTACGGTTTCCAGATTGATTATCGTGTGAGTGGATCACCTAACTGGATTAAGCTGGGACAGACTTCACAGCAAATTTTCAATATCAATGCACTGGCAAAAGATCGCTCCTACGATTACCGCGTTTGTGCTTTCGGTATTATTGCTCGTTCCGAATGGGTGGAACTGGTTAACCAGAATCCTACTGTTACCTATGAATTGCCGACTCCGGTTATTCGAATCAAAAATCAGGGTAGTTCACCTGGTACTTTCGAAGGCAACGATCTGATTATTGAATGGGACAATCAGCAACAATTAGATGTGATGATCAACGATGAAGCTAACAAGTTTAGTGACCTGTTTGAAGCCTACATTATCAAGGTAACTAACAAGGCTGGTAAGTCTATTCAGTACCGTACCCGCGATCCTGAATCATGGACCTATACGCTCGATATGAACCAGTTTAACGGCCTTTCCCGTGAATTGACGGTAGAAGTATCCGCTAAGGGTTATAACAACTCTGTAAGCGCCCCAGCGCGTTTAGTGGCTATTAACCCACAGCATAAGCCAATGAAAGGTTTTAGTGCGCGTGGTGGCTTTAATACTGCGTTTGTTAGCTGGGCGGATGACGTAGAACATGACTATGCAGGGTCAATCATCCAGTATGCAACCGATAACACTTTCTCAGATGCAAGGGCAGTAAGCACGAATAGTGTTAGCCATACTTCCTTTGATATTGCTGACGGTGATTATTATATCCGTGGTGCTCACTACGATATTTTCGGTATGGATGATGCTGTTTGGTCCGAACCGTATTTCATGCAAATGAAATCTACCATTAGTTGGGACGATCAGGACAAAGAAGCACTGGAAGACCTGATCGGTTTACAAGATCGCTTAGATGAAACCATCGCGGATGCTATTGCTCAAGCTGGCGCTAATGCCGATGCTAAGATTGATGCAATGCATAAACAGATTACTACCGAGACAGGGCAGACGGTCCAAGCCTCAGCCGATACTCTCAAGAGTCTGATTGCTACCAGTGAGCAAGCCAGCGCAACTAAGATTGATCAGGTTAAAGCTGAACTGAAAGGCGATATCACCAAAGAAGTTAGCGCATCCGCTACTACCCTGAAACAAGCAATTGCTACCAGTGAGGCAGCAAGCGCAAGTAAGATTGATCAAGTTCGGGTAGAAATGGATGGCAAGATTGCTGGTGTGAATCAGGAAGCAGATGTAAAAATCGATGCTTTGAAGGGAACCATTAACAGCAAATATAATCTGGCAGTTAATGCAGATGGTCGCGTGGCTGGTATTCATATGAGCGCAACCAACGATCCAGCACAACCGACGAGAATCATCTTTACGGCTGATAAAATCGCGGTGGCTCCACAAGACGGATCAGAAGTTTGTCCGTTTGGTATCGAAGATAACAAGGTTTATCTCGATAATGCAATGATTCGTAATGCAGCGATCGGAACCGCCCAGATTAGTGATGCTAGTATCACTACGGCTAAGATCGGCACAGCCCAGATTAACGGTGCTCACATCCAGCACGCACAGATCGGAACAGGTCATATTATTGATGGCTCTATCGATAATGCTAAAATTGGTAACTATATCCAGTCTTATAACTGGAATGGTAACGATGGATGGTATATTGGCAAAGATGGCACTTGCCATTTTAGACACGCTAATATTCGTGGTCATTTGGTGGCTGATTCCGGCGAAATGAACAACGTAACGATTAATTCAAGTTGCCGCATTTTGGGTATGCTTGATGCTAATCAGGTGCGTGGTGACTTCGTGAAAGTGGTTGGTAGGAGTTTCCCGCATCGCCAACCAAACTGGCCTGATGGTGCAATCACTGTAAGGGTCGAAGATGATCATCCATTCGATCGCCAAATAGTGATTCCAGCGATTCATCATAACGGGTCTGTTCGTCGTGGCGAAAGTAGCGATCATTGGGATACTTGCCGACTAATCGTTAAGAAAAATGGTGGTGTTCTATATGATCGCACTGCAACTTCTGGCTGTATGTACAGTGGAGTTATTGACATGCCAGCCGGACACGGGGCAGTAACAATGACTTTTGAAGTTTACTGTAAGGGCGTTAACAACTATAACCCAAGTGCATATATCAGCGATCTAACGGTAATGGTAACTAAGAAAGCCGCGACTGGTATTTCTGTTTCTTAAAATTTAATTCTAATAATTAATCCCGCTTAATTCTTTTGAGTTAGGCGGGATTATTTTTATCTAAATAATTTTGCCATTAAACTATATAAAAATATCGGGGGCGTAATGACTGAAATTATATATGGCGGTATCGGTGTTATCGCCTTAATTTGCGGTGGGCTTTGGAGACTCCACCGAAATCAATTAGCAACAGAAAATAGGTTATCTAAATTGGAATCCAGCGACGCATTGTTAAACCAGAAGTTTGAGACGATGCAGAATAACCATACTCAGATTGCCGAACGTGTTTACCAAATGGAACAAACACTACACGGTATAGAGAAGAAAGTGGTTGCGATGGACGCTAAATTTGACCAAGTTATCGATTTACTCAGACAAAAATAATAATAAAAGGGGTGAATATATGAAGAATAAACTTAAGAAATATTTTGGTTATCTCTTGATTGTCGCCCTCACTTATAACGTAGCTATTAGACCTCTGCTAACGTCCTTTGGGCTTGAACTCCCGGCTATGACCGTGGATGAACAATTGCTAAGGACACTGGCGGGGGTCTTTTCGTTATTAGGGGGCTAACATGGCAACCAGTACCAATAAACGAAACGCTCTAAGGACTAAGAAAGCGTTACGGCAATGGTCTGAAAAGGCAACCGATACATTCGAAAGGGCACTAGGGGAAGGGGCGATCTTTGCTTCCAGAGCACTCCAGAAGAAGATTAACAAGAATGTTGATAGACCTACTCGCTGGACTCAGCAAGCTGTAGGTAATACCAACTACAAGAACCGATCAGGGACGAGACACCAAATCTTCATCAAGGGCGCAAGGGATAAGGACAAGAAGATCGGCAGTCAGGATGACTATCTGAAACACTATTTCGATGGTGGCAAAATCAATAAGCTAGTTCCAATCGCTAACGGCAAGGTCTTAGACGCCCACGGGAACATTAAGGCCATCAAAGGCGGTAAGATGATGCGTAACCTCGAAAACGGCAACTTCATCAAGGTAGAGAACAAGGAAGGGACTTTTATCATGAAGAAGTACAAGCCTAAGAAATCCCGAACCAAACGCGCTAGGAATGGATCGGCGGTGGCAAAACGTCGCTTAGAGAAACGCATACAGAAACAGAGCAAGCGAATTGTTGCCGTTAAATCGGATAAAATTTCTACTCGTTATTCGACGCTAGGATCGTGGGAAAGCAACGAAGCAATGATGCTTGAAAACATCAATAAGCACATTAAATCGCGCATGAAATACGTTTAATCCATAAATACCCTCATAGAAACTTATGGGGGTATAACATGGCTAAAAATATTTTCACTGAATTTCCTACTTATCCGGTCGATCAGCTTTCCGGTATTTTTATTAATGGCATTAGCCCAGAATCTATGACACATGATTTTGAGGCGAAGAGAGTTAAACATAAACAATATAAAGAATGTATCCGCGATCATGAAAAAGGGACCGTGTTTTGTGTCGCTACATTGGCTAAACGTCCTAAGTATCGTTTTCGTGTAGGACAAGAAGTTGATGTGGTTAATCCTTATAGCTTTAACTGTCTGGGCGATGCACGCGCGGTGTGTGTAGGCACTGCTCCTTATTATATCAAGGGTATGCGCTTTATTGGTTATATCTTCGAAATGATCTAAGGGGGTAATATGTTAAGTAAGCATTTTTCTCGCAAGGAATTTAAATGTAAATGCGGAAAATGTGATTATGATACAATCGACGCTGAATTACTGGTGATTCTTGAGGATGTACGAGAGCACTTCGGTAAACCAGTGATTATTAACAGTGGCAACCGTTGCCCGACTCATAACAAGAATGTAGGCGGGGCAGCCAATAGCTATCACGTTCGAGGCCGCGCGGCTGACATTGTTATCAAGGGTGTCTCGCCTGATATTGTTCATGCTTATCTTGATGGGAAATATCCTACTCAATACGGCTTAGGAAAATATAAAACCTTTACGCATATTGATTCCAGATCAAAAAAATCACGGTGGAATGGATAAAATTAAAGCGCCTCTGGTGGGCGCTTTTTTGTTAGAATATGCTGGCGACGTTAGCTATATTTCTGACCATTTTTTCATTATAGACAAATACACCGCAGATGATAAAGTGGTATTCGACGAAGTTGATCCGTCTCTGGTTGAAGCAATGAAAGAACCTGAGATCGTCATTGAAGAAGCAAAAGAAGAATCTCCAGCAGTTGAACCAGTGGTCGAAGAAGTCAAGTCAGATGTTGAAGAAGCACCGGAAGTTAAAGTGGAATCTCCGGTTGCCAACATTTTCTCGGATGAGGCAGAACACCGTTCCCCAGCACATGACACTGATTCATTTTGTGATCTTACTGGTTTCCAAAACTACAATAATTAATTCTTATAAATAGTAGTGAATATTATTTTATTGAGGATTCACTACTATGAATACTACTTTAGCAAAGGATATCGAATTTACCGCAAAAAGCAAACGTGCGACCCCTCCGGTCGAATATGAAACCAGAATCATTAAAGTTTGTCAAGTGCATGGGTGGTTATACAGTGGTTTTGTGCTTCCTGTAAAGAAACCATTCCAGAACACCAAAGTTTGCATAGAAGTTAACGGAAAGGTTAAAACGCCATGTATTAGTCATGTTCTAACTGGTCAGTTTACTGGCAAAGATAGAGTATCACCGCCTAAGAAGAAGTTTAGATTTACCGAAGAAGAACACTTAGAAAACGCTCGCAAGTTCTACAAGCCGATAGGGTGGGATGTGTTAGGTCTGGCTGAACCTTATCAGGGTGTTGACACTAAACTAATTCTTCGTTGTAAGTGCCACGGAAAGATTCACAAGAAAGGTGATTTACACAATAACCGCAGACAAGGCGGGTTAACATGCCCTTTGGTTAGGGGTGTACTTAAATCAATTCAGAATGGTAGAAAACAGGTTATCAGAAACAAGTTTGCACAGCGCCCTATGCACTTTTATCTAATTCGTGTTGGCGAGAAGTTTTTCAAATATGGAATTACCACTCGCAAAGATCCGATGCAACGGGTAAGAGAACACCAGAAGCACACCAGCGAGAAAATCACCTTTGAATGCTCACATTTGTTTAACATTGGATGGAAAGCTGGTGATTTAGAAATGGGGATTAAAAAGAATATTCAGGGCAAGAAAATCCCACGTAAGGTAATGAATAGCGGATTCACAGAAACGCTACCGATTAGCAAGCTGAAAGATGTTAAATCATTCATCAATGAATACATCCACACCAACCCATCTAAGCCAATGTATTTTGATGATACCAACGCAATCAATCTGAACAACTACATTAGTGATGAAGACATAGAACGAGATTTATCGCAGTGGATGAATGCACCGTTAGCTGATTTAACACCGGAAGACTTAGAACTCGATTTAAGCCCTTTAGAGGCTCTTTAATACAATTAAATTAAAAAGGGGTACGGATGTACCCCTTAACTGTTTTAGCTCGTTATACGTCGATTTAGGCCGCTTAAATTCCAAATTCCTGTAATGGACCTGGTATTTCCTCTTCTGGTTTCCAGTTCTTATCTGTCAGCATGTCTAAACATGGATGCAGAACAAGCCCGTTGCTCTCCAGAATCTGCCTATCATTGATAGTTTTCAAATCAATGAAGATCCGGCCTTTCCTCGTTCCTCTTGAATTTTCTATTACAACTCTCTGGGTTTTTCCATCGATGTATTCCAGTACAAACAAGTTTTTGTTTCTGTCAATCCTGCTACACCCGATCCGCTTTAGAGCTTGCTTAATCTTAAACCGGACCTTTAGTCGTTCCTCGTTATAAACATCTTCTAAATCAAATTCTGCGAGCTTCTCCCAGCCTTGAGAGTCCACAGAATACATTTCCTCTTCTGCCATCTTGATCTGATTGTAGAGTGTTTCACGCTCGCTATTGAGGGTAGTAATCTGATCGGCTAACTCCTTCGTTGCTCCTGTCATAGCAGAAAGGGCAATCAGGTTATCAATCTTGCGTGATATTTCATCAACCTGTACTTTCAACGCCGGAACCGGATTAGCCTTGTCCTCAGCAATCCAGATTTTATCAGCCAGCAATTGCAATACAGCTTTCTCTAATTGGTCGCCTCGAAAACTCCAGTTTGGATGCTCACAATCAAGTCTACGTGAACGGGTCGCATCACATGTATAACGATACTGGTCAGAACGTTTGTTCGTTCCCTTCACTTTAACCATAGCGCAACCGCAATGATCACATTTCAATAGGCCAATACCACTAAGCAGGGGGATCGGTTTAACTTCTTCCTTGTCTCCAAAGTTCCATGCTCTAGCACCAATATTTTTCTTAAGGTGATAGAACGTAGCATCATCAATAACACGAGGGTAATAATCCTTTAACTCATAATTAACACCATCTACAGAGACTTCCTTGATACCAATCAAAGCGCGGGTATGGAACAACCTTTCAACCATTGCCCGTGACCATTTTGAATGCTTCTTGTTGCTAACCGCTGGTGGCGGTGTATAAGTCTCGTTAAGGTGATCCAGTATTTCGGCGGTTGAACGTCCATTCTTCCGCAATTCCACAATCTCCTGAACAACAGGGAAGTACACCGGATGAGGCAGCACATAACCGGAAGTGGTATCAGTCCACCACATATTCTTTCCAACTTCCTCGATTGCCACTGCCGGATTCTGGGGATTTTCTTGATGGGCTTTAATCTTAATCAGTGCGCTTGAGTTAGTACGATTGCGCTTAGTCTGGCTTTCCTCATTACCACGGATGAATAAAAGGATGGAGAACATCAGGTCCATCGGGTTAGCGGTAACAGTATCCAGCGAGTAGATCTTGTTATCCATGCCAGTAACAATGGTTATCCCCCTACGGATTATTGAAAGGAATAACTCCTGCGCACTGACAATATCGGCACGGGATAAACGGTCCAAGTTTTCAATGAATAGCCAGCTACCAACAGGAACGGATCTACCAATTGCATCAAGGAAACGAGATAGCGCCCCTGTTTTAGAGTTAGCACCCTTAAACGCAGATACACCCAGATCCTGATAATCATTTACCAGTTCAAGGTCATACTTTGCCGCAACCTCTCTCGCCATCCTGATTTGCCGTTCATAACTCGAACCATCATTCTGACGCATAGATGAGAAGCGAATATACGAATACAGTTTAGTTTTCATACCATTTCCAAACAAAAACGCCCCTACCGTGTATTATAACGATAGGGGCATTGGTTAGTAAGTCATTAATATTTCTTTCCAGTTAGTTTTGCATCACGTTTATTAATATCCTCGATATGACTCCATACACACGCAGTAATAAAGTCGTCATCGTCACCAACTCCGGCAACCTGTGCTAATTCAGTACACAGTTGATTTAAAGAAGGTGCAACGGCAGCACGCTTGACACTATCACCCTGTACATATTGTTCGGCACTTGCAGCACCAACCAAACCCAGAGCAAGAACAACACCAGCGATAATCTTTTTCATAATGGAATTTCCTCTTATTATTAGAATTTAATTAGTCTTTGAAGTCGATGGTCACGTTACCTTTAAGGGCAAGTTCCATTAAGCAACTGCGCTCATCCTTCATGCTCTTACACAATTTCATCCCGTAAACAACGAGATTATCTTTCTCTTTCCAATATTTTTGTTTATCTGCATAAACCTCGCTATATTCACTATCTTTGAGTGAGAGAGCATTTTCTAACTGGCTAATCTCCTGATTCAGATCCTTAATCTCGGCCTTATTTGACCGGATAGTCTCTTGATGTTGAGTATCGGAATAGTCATACCCACAAACAAATCCACCGATGCCACCAACACACACAGAAACAATAATTGCGTAGATAGTCTTTTTCATAATTGAATCCTCTTTGAATGAATTACGATATATTTATATCGTTAAAAGTTGATGCTGATTACCAGACCAAACACAACCGCACCAATCAAATCAATCCAGTTAATACACAATCCGCTATATTCTTTCTTGAATGTCTTAGATGAAATGCCATCATGAAATTGTTTCATTGCTCACCCCATACTAACGACAATATAAGAAAGGCTGATCATAGTTGTGAGACTACCTCCCACGAATGAGATAAAAGCTAACATGTTTGATTCTCCAGTTTAAAAAGCGGTGGGAATTGCACCCACCAAATTAGAAATTAATTAAGCGCGAACGATGGTCAGAGTATCCAGCAAACCTTTTTCGTATAATTCGAAACACGTTTTATATTGCTCAATCTGGAAACCATAGCGGGTGATCTTATTCAGTAGGACAATCGCGCTATTCTCATCTAGGTATTGTCCTTGCTGTCCAATGACATAAGTCTCGCGGGATAGTTTCAGCTTACGGAAACCTTTAACACCTAATTCCTTAGCCACCGCTTTAATCTCTTTAATCTCACCCTCAGCCGCAACATATTCAGCGTCGATAATCTCAGGTGATGATCTCAGTGCTACCAGAACTAAGGCCATTGCTTCTTCTTCTGTACGTGCAACACCAGCTTTCTCGAAAGTCATCTCACCAAATTTACGAATCATGATATTGAACATTGTTTTGCTGCCTTACTTCTTGCTGATAAACTCTTTAGCGATAAAGTTGATTACTTCTTTCAGCTTCTTGTCTGTATCGATGCACGCCGGTAATTCTTCTTTAATCTCCTGCGGCAGATACACATTGCCTTTAAAGTGGAGGAAACCATCATTACCAATCATGTAGGAGAACATCCATTCACAATCGTTATCCGCTTCCCAGAACGCTACGGTCTCATCGCCAATCAAGGTAATGTCCATGTTGCGACGTGCTGCGTAGTTGATGATTGCTTTGCCGATGTTCAT